CTTGCATGTGCAGCAATTGCACTGAAGATTACCTTTGACCGTGTGTTTTCCAAGAAGGATGCTAATCAGCTTGTAAAGGTAACAGAAGCTATCGGACAAGCTGTTGAGCAAGAGTGTCAGATGAGATACTACGAGCGTGTGTGTCCTGGTTTACTTAGAACAATCAAGGACAACTATTGGCACAGAGCCATTGGCACACAACAGAAGTTAGTTGTTATCAGGACACTGATCAACAGAACAGATGTTGAAGCATGGAGAACATGGTCACAGACTGTAAGAGTTAAATTAGGTACTTGGTTGCTGTCTTGTATCATTGATGTATCAGGTTGGTTCACTAAAGAAACAAGGAGAACAGGTAGGAAGACTGATAACTTCATCATTCCAACACCTGAGTTCTTAGCTATCAAGGACCAGATAATGGCATCTGCTGAGATGTTCAGTCCGATTGCTTATCCGATGCTGATTGAACCTAATGATTGGACCAATGAACGTCAAGGTGGTTACCTGTTAAATGAGGTAATGTTAGGCCATGACATGGTTAGGCGCGGTGCGTCACCTATACAGGGAGAAACACCAATCAACTTTCTGAACAAGATTCAGAAGGTTGGGTATCGACTAAATCCATTTATCACACTAGTTGCTGAGACTTTGTATGATCGTGGAATTGAAGTTGGTAAGTTCATCCCTATCGTGGACTTTCCACTCCCTAATAAACCGCTTGATATTGACACCAATAAAGAAGCACGACAAGGTTACAAACGTGAATGTGCTGAGGTGTATAATAAAAGAGCGGATAGTTTTAGGAGGTCATGTAGGACTAGGATGACAATGGAAGCGGCTAGTTTATTCAAGGACAAGGAGTTCTTTATTCCTTGGTCATTTGATTATCGTGGACGAGCGTATCCTATTCCTGCATTTCTAACACCACAATGTACTGACTTTGGTAAGAGTTTATTGAAGTTCAGTGAAGAGGCATTCATGACACCAGTTGCGGAAGACTGGTTAGCATTCCAAGTAGCTACAACGTATGGTCTTGATAAAGCACCATTACCAGATAGACTACGATGGGTAAAAGAGAATGCTGCAATTGTCACAGCAGTAGCTGTACGTCCTTTAGACAATATGGGTCTATGGGAAGGAGCTGAGGAACCATGGCAGTTCTTAGCTGCATGTGAGGAGTATTATCATTGCGTCATTAAATGTGATCGAAATTTTACTAGCTTGCCGGTTGCAGTTGATGCAACCTGCTCAGGGCTACAAATCCTTGCAGGACTCTGTAAGGATAAATCAACCGCGAGACTGGTTAACGTCTTGCCGTCAGATAGGCCACAGGATGCCTACAAGGTCATTGCAGAGGAAGCCTGTCCCAACGTCCCTGTAAGTATTCAACCTTACATGGATAGGAAGGTTACTAAAAGAACTGTAATGACTATCCCATACAATGCTAAACCACATTCTAATAGGCAATACATTCGTGAAGCCTTGAAGGAGAAAGGTTTAGATGATGTAGACAAGGACGACCTAACACAGACAGTGAATGCTGTCAGAGGTGCAATGGATAAGATTGTACCTGGTCCTATGTCAGTCATGAAATGGATTGAGTCAGAGATAGCAAAGGCTATCAAGAGAGGTGATCAAGAAGTTCAATGGGTAACACCATCTGGATTTGTTGTCACTCAGAAACTCAATAAGAAGTTGTATGAGCGTGTCACACTACAATTACTTGGACGTGTCAACATGCGAGTAGCAACAGAGGACAGTGATAAGGTGGATATCAACCACCATAAGAATGCCACTGCTCCTAACTTAATCCATTCACTAGATGCTAGTCTTCTACATCTAGCAGCTCTACGATTTGATGCACCGATATCATTGATACATGATTCTGTCTTGTGTCGTGCTACGGATATGTCTGACCTGTCTTCTATAGTCAGGGAGGTCTACATGCATCTCTTTGCTGAGCAGAACTACTTAGAGTCTTGGGCTAAACAGATTGGTGCTGAGACTGAACCACCGATGATTGGAGATCTGGAACCAGAATCCGTCATTGAATCCACTTATTTCTTTTGTTAATGGCACGCAACACTATTGTCACCAAAGAGCCTGTTGTTCTTGAAGGATTCCAGGCAATTATGAAACCGTCTAAGTTTGGCTATTCACTGGCTACAACTGTTGATGAGAATATGATCGAACAGCTTGAAGCTGATCGTAATGAGTCCCTGAAATGGGCTGAATCAAAACTGAAGAATCCCAAGCGTTCCACTCTCAAGCCTGAGCCTTGGGAAGAGGTAGCTAATGGTGTCTACAAGATTAAGTTCTCCTGGAATGAAGAAACTAAACCACCCATTGTCGATACCGAAGGCACTCCTGTTACTGACACTGATACTCCTGTCTATTCAGGAAGTACTGTCAAACTAGCTTTCTATCAGAAGCCTTACATCCTCAGGGACGGTGTTACCTATGGTACATCGTTGAAACTACAGGCTGTGCAGCTTGTGTCATTGAACAGCAATGCTGGTGTTGATACAGGTGATATGAAGACTGAAGATGTTGCTGCTCTCTTTGGTAAGACTGAAGGGTTCAAGCAATCTGATCCTAACGTTACCACATCGACTGATGTAGATGAAGACTTCTAATGGGATTCAGATCAGGACTCGAAGAGAAAGTTGCTGATCTAATGGTTTCACTGGATGTGAAGTATGAGTATGAAAGTACCAAGATCCCGTATCAGATACAGCATAATTATACACCTGATTTTCTACTGCCTAATGGTATTTACCTCGAATGTAAAGGTTACTGGGAGGCTGAAGATCGCAGGAAGATTAAAGCCGTCAAGGAGTCACATCCAGAGATTGATATAAGGATGGTGTTTCAAGCACCGTTTAATAAGATTAGTAAGAAGAGTAAAACTACCTACGCACAATGGTGCGATAAACATGACATACCCTGGACTGCATTCTACGACATACCAATCGAGTGGTTCCAGTGAGTTTGAAAGGCATGAAGCCTGTCCTAGTTGTGGTTCATCTGATGGACGTGCTGTCTACACAGATGGCCACAGCTTTTGTTTCGTGTGTCATGCCTGGACTCCAGGAGACGATATTATTCACACTAGTACCCGACATGTGACAACAACTAATTACAGAGGCTCTGCTGCCAGGTTAAAGAATCGCGGCATATCAGAGAAGACCTGTCAAAAGTTCAAAATATACAAAGATGGAAACACCTTACGATTTCACTATCACAATCCCGACGGTCAGCTTATCGGCGCGAAGGTTCGCACACTTGATAAGAACTTCTCCTACGAAGGCGAAACGGACGGATCTTTCTTTGGTCAACACTTATGGCCGAACAGTGGTAAGCGAATCATCATTACTGAAGGAGAGCTTGATGCAGCATCGTATTCAGAACTCTATCCAACATGGCCGGTTGTCTCACTACCAAGTGGCGCTGCAGGAGCCAAGAAAGCAATCCAAAAGAACCTGGAGTTTCTCCAAGGTTATGAAGAAGTTGTTCTCTGGTTTGATGCAGATGAACCCGGTATTGAGGCGTCAAAAGCGGCAGCAGGTGTATTACCACCTGGCAAAGCCTTTATCGCTCGTCTAGAGGCTTACAAGGACCTCTCGGACGCATTACAAGCTAACGATATCAAGGCTATAGACAATGCATTCTTCAAGCGTCAGGAATACAGACCTGATGGTATTGTAGAAGGTAAGAGTCTACTTGAGTTAATCACCACACCCAATCCACCAAACGACCATGACTACCCATTTGAAGGACTCAACAAACTTCTTCACGGTATCAGATACGGAGAACTTACAACAATCACTGCTGGATCTGGTATTGGAAAGTCCTCTTTCTGCAGGGAGCTTGGAACTAGCCTTCTCCAAACTGGAGAACGGGTCGGTTACTTGGCTCTTGAGGAATCGAATCGAAGGACTGCTCTCGGGCTGATGTCAGCCGCCATAGGCAAACCACTACACCTAGGAGAACACAGTCATGAAACATTGGCCAAAGCCTTTGATTCAACAATGGCTAATTGGAACTGTTATCTTTTTGATGGCTTTGGGTCCTATGACCCTGACGTCATATATAATCGGATTGAATACTTGGCGAGCGGTCTTGAAACCCGTGTCGTGTTCCTTGATCACCTCAGCATCCTTTTGTCAGGATTAGATGGTGATGAACGCCGGATGATTGACACCACAATGACCAAGTTACGGTCACTTGTTGAACGTACTGGCATCGCATTATTTCTTGTGTCTCATTTGAGGCGAACTACTACCGACACTAATCATGAAGAAGGAGCAAGAGTTACACTCGGACAACTGCGCGGATCTGCTGCAATCGCTCAACTCAGCGATGCAGTCATTGCATTGGAAAGAGATCAACAATCCGACCAAGCTGGAGGTCTTACGACAGTTAGAGTGCTTAAAAATCGTTATTCAGGCGAAACTGGAATAGCCTGTACACTTAAGTATAACTTAGAAACTTGTAAGTTCAATGAAACAGAACCAGAAAAAGACTTCGACCCTACCACCGATTTCTAAACCCAACCCACCTACACCAGAGGCTATCAAGAAAGCACAGTTCGTTGATAAGACGTATGTGTGGACTGGCCGATGAACTTAATTTTTGACTTAGAAACTAACGGATTACTTAGAGATGTTTCTACCATCCACTGCCTTGCTATTCATGACATCGACAAGGAAGAGACTTACACGTTTAATGACGTGGGTTCAGAAGAACCTATTGTACGTGGGATACAACTCCTTTCAGATGCGGATAGCATTATTGGCCATAACATTATTGGTTACGATCTTCCTGTTATCCACAAACTCTACTCTTGGTTTACTGATCCCGGTATCGTTGTGGATACTTTGTTACTATCTCGCTTATATCATTCGGACATGATGAAGCTTGATAAGAAGCATAACTGGAAACACATGCCGTTGAAGTTATACGGCAGACACTCTCTTGAATCCTACGGCTACAGACTAAGTGAATTTAAAGGTGCATTCGGTTCCACTACGGATTGGAAAGAGTGGAGTCAAGAGATGCAAGATTATTGCGTCCAAGATGTTAACGTTACAACCAAACTGTGGAAACACTTCCTACCCTACCTGATTGGCTCTCGCTAGAGCATCAAACCCAACAAATACTAACCCAACAAGAGATACATGGATGGCGATTTAACGAGCAATCTGCATGGGAACTTGCATCTTCTATCACAGAAGAGCTTCGAAAGACTGAAGAGTCACTTCGAAGGAAACACCCTTACGTTGCAGGAGCAGAGTTTACTCCTAAGAGAGATAACAGAACGTCTGGATATGTCAAGGGAGCACCATTCACAAAACTCAAGGACCTAAACCCTACATCACGCGATCATCAATCATGGATCTTGCAGACATACTATGGCTGGACTCCGAAGAGTTTGACAGCTACTGGGAAGCCTATTGTCGACGAAGTTACACTGACCGAGATTGGATCTCCAGTTGCTATGGAGTTTCTGAAATGTTTGACGGCAACGAAAATGCTTGGGATGTTATCGAACGGCGTGAACGCTTGGCTGAAATTATCCACGAAACATGAACGAATCCACCACCACTGCTCAGTCGCAACCTCCACCCACAGATGTGCACATAGAAACCCAAACCTTGCACAAGTGCCAAGTGACGAAAGATTTAGAGCACTTTTCATACCAACTCCAGGTATGGTCATGGTCGGCGCTGATCTTAGTGGGATTGAGCTTCGGATGCTTTCACACTATCTTTGCCGGTGGTCGAACTACTT